CGGCGGAGAAGGAGGCCCGCGCCAAGGCCAAGCGGGACGCCAAGGGCGTGGTCACCAGCAAGAGGCTGGGGCCTGACGCCAGCAAGATGCCGCTGACCGGCAAGGCGGCGCTGAAGGCGATCCGGGGAAGGTAACCGCAGCCAGCTGATGGTAGGCGGCTGGACGTCCACTCGACAGGTGACGGTCAACAACGGTCGAGAGCTGGTGGCGGGGCTATGTCCTTTGTCCTGCGCGACCAGCAACTTAGCTTGAAACATTTCGTGAATAGACCGCATCCATATAATATGGGACAAAGATTGTGTTGAACCCGTTCACACAGAACCCAAAGGATCAAGACCATGAACCGCTTCAAGAAAATCAACGACAGCTGGTGCGTCCAAGTCGCCAACTGGGACAGCGTTCTGCCCGGCTGCACCGTCACGGTGACGCTGGCCTCCGGCGCGACCAAGCAAGTCGTGCTGGGTGCCTACGTCGGCGACGGTGTCTACGCTGTCGCGCAGCAGGCCCCAGCCGCCAAGGTCGAGATCGGCTCGCTCGACGGCATCCTCCAGCTGTTCAACCTCTCCGCCAACCGGCTCAAGTTCCCGGCGGTGGTGCTGAACGTCCCCGGCTTGCCGGATGGCGTTCGCGTTTCCCGCGCCGGTCAACGCGCCAAGCAGCCCGGCACCCTGAACGTCACTGCGGGTGCGAAGGACGACAGCGAATACGGTCGCACATGGTACGGGCGCGTCAGCCTCGACGGCAGCTACAGCCCGTCGCGTGACGCGATCCCCGCCATCGCAACCGCGCTGCAGGCGTTCGCTGCGGCACCGGCCAAGGTCGCCAGCGAGTACGGGCGGCTCACCGGCATCTGCTGCTTCTGCCGCAAGGCGCTGACCGACGAGCGCAGCACCGACGTCGGCTACGGCAAAATCTGCGCCGGTCACTACGGCCTGCCGTGGGGTGCGGTGGAGGTGGTGGAGGACGTCAGCGAGGAGCGGCGGCTGGAGGACGCGGCGGATCGCCGTCTCGATTGGGAGGCGCTGGCCCAGCAGCACGGCTGAACCGGGATGGGGCGCAAATGCCCCACCCCAATACCTTTGACATAGATCAAACGAGGAGAACGAAACATGACTACAGTTCCAACCATCCACCTGAACGGCACCTCGCAGGCCGATCTTCTGGAAGGCTACCTCGATGTCCTCGCCGCAGGCCGTGATCTGCGCGAGGCCCTTTGCAAAGCCGCTCCCAACGGGCGCGACTACTACCCGCAGGGATCGCAGGCCTACACGGACGCCGCCACCGATCACACGGCCCGGCTGCGGAAGCTGAACGAGATCATCAAAGAGATCGAGGTGATCGCCACGGCTGTCAGCGATCAGGGCAAGCGCGGCGGGTGGCGGCCATGACCGCGAAGGAGAAATGGTACAGCGTCACCATCGACTACCACCACGCCAAAGGCCACGGCTCATGGCTGGGATCATCCAAGGGCGTTGACGGCAAGGACGCCATCAAGAACGCCGTCCGCGACCTCCGCAATCAGGGCATGACCGATCTGCGGATCGGACCCACGCAGGCCAAGCTGAGCGGATGGCAGAGGGGGCGGCCATGAGCCGCCCGATCTGCGTCCACTGCGGCAAGGCTTACGGACAGCGCAAGACCATCCGCGAATGTCTGGTGTGGCCTCGCGGGGAGCCGCAGCCCAACACCGATAACCCCGGCACCCATGTGCGCCGGGACATAATCAAGATGGCCCCGCACAGCAGCACCGGCACCATGTTTGGCAAGTCATACGGACCCAACGATAACGTCCTGCTGGTCGATATCTGGAACGGCGCTTGGGGCAGCGGCACCACCGATCCGTTCTGCACCTTGCGATGCGCTCTCGACTACGCGAGGAAGCGGCTGCGAGGCTGATGTTTCACGGGACACGCCTGTGGAAGGGGCTGGGGAAACCCGGCCCCTTTGATTGTTTGATTAAAGCCGTGCGATAATCGAAACCGCAATCAGAACAATCAAATAATCAACGATGTCATTGGGAACTAACGAGAACAATCAATCTGGACCCGGTCGCGGCGGCGCACGGCCCGGCGCTGGGCGGAAGCCGGGGCCGCAGTGGAGAGCGGGGCCAGCTCGCGAGGTGAAGGTCCGGCTTGAGCCGGTCGCGTTCGACGCCAGCGACATCCGACCCCTTGGCCTCCGCGCCCGTGACTACACCGGGCTGTCGTTGAAGGCGTATGTCGATTGCTTGAAGGACAAGGACGCGGCGCACACCGACAAGATCAGAGCGGCAACCGAAATCTTGAACCGTGGTTGGGGGAAGGCTGTCGAGAATGTCAACGTCACCAGCATCAACAGCTTCGCCGGACTTAGCGACGGCGACATCGCTGCCACCCTCGCTCACATTCGAGCAGCTCTCACAGTGGGAGCGCGATCTGATGCAGCTACAGACGTCACGCAAGGTACGACAATCATTGACGGCGTGGGCGGAGCATCTCCAATACAAACCGGCGAAGCATCATCGCCTGATGCTGAACCGGCTGGAGGCGATAGCTAGCGGCCACATAGATCGGCTGGCCCTCTTCCTTCCACCCGGCAGCGCGAAGAGTACCTATGGCTCCATCGTTTTCCCTTCGTGGGTTCTTCAGCGCATTCGAGGCTGCAAGATTATCGCAGCGTCACACACAACGGAGCTGGCAGAGCGTTTCGGTCGGCGGGTACGAAACCTTGTTGTCGAGCATGGTGACGTTCTCGACCTCAAGGTGTCCGGCGACAGTTCTGCAGCGGGTCGTTGGGCTACTGAGACGGACAACGAATACTACGCCGCAGGCGTCGATACTGGTATTGCTGGCTTCCGCGCAGACATTGCAATCATTGACGATCCAGTGCGAAGCCGGGCGGATGCCGATAGTCAGCTGCTTCGGGACCGTCACTGGGATTGGTACAAATCTGATCTCCTTCCTCGACTGAGGCCCGGCGGGCGCATCGTGTTGATCATGACGCGCTGGCATGAGGACGATCTCGCCGCCCGCATCCTCGCCGAGAAGAGCAGCCGCTGGGAGGTGATCTCGATCCCGGCTGAAGCCGAAGAGAACGATCCGCTCGGTCGCATGCCGGGCGAGTACCTGTGGGCCGACGACGACTACGGCTACGCCGAGGTGATGCGAACCGCGAAGCTGACGCAGCCAGCTCGCAACTGGTCGGCGCTGTACCAGCAGCACCCGACGCCCGACGAGGGCAATTTCTTCAACCGCAGCTGGCTGAAGCCTTACGACCGAGCGCCGCCGCTTGAGCGCATGCGGGTCTACATGGGATCGGACTATGCGGTGACGTCGGACGGCGGCGACTACACGGTTCACGTCGTGGTCGGCCTCGATCCGGCGGGCGAGATGTTCCTGCTCGACCTGTGGCGTGGACAGACGGCGTCAGACATCTGGATAGAGCAGTTCTGCGATCTGGTTAGGCGCTGGAAGCCGCTATACGCAGCCGAGGAGCAGGGGCAAATCAAGAGCGGCGTCGGGCCGTTCCTCGATATGCGGATGCGAGCGCGGTCTGCCTACGTCGTGCGGGAGGCGTTCCCGACGCGCGGCGACAAGGCGACGAGGGCGCGGTCGATCCAAGGCCGGATGGCGCTGAACAAGCTGCACGTTCCGGTGGCCGCACCGTGGTACGCGGAATTTGAGCGCGAGCTGCTGTCGTTCCCGGCGGGCAAGCACGACGATCAGGTGGACGCATTGGGACTGATCGGCCAGCTGCTCGACAAGGTGGTATTTGGCGAACCAAAACCGAAGCGGGACAGCGGCGCGATTACTGGCTATACTGTGGCGCTGCCGGAGTACGAACGCGCATTCGACAAGGCGTTGTGATCCAAGGGGTTATCGATGTCGGACGTCCATCAATCCTCCGTGCAGGAGGAAACCCGACCCACGCCGAAAGATGAGGACACCGCGCCCTACCTCGACGTCGATGAGCTGACCAAGCAGCATGAGAACTACTACAACACCAAGTCGAACGAGATCGAAGAGAAGGGGACGGCTCGCGCCTACTACTCCGGCTCGCAGTGGACCGCCGACGAGCTGAAGAAGCTGAAGGGGCGTAACCAGCCGCCGATCACACGCAACCGCATCAAGCGCAAGATCAACGGCGTGGTCGGCCTCGTCGAGCGGATGCGGCAAGACCCGAAATGCTATCCGCGCAATCCGAAGGACGACGGCTCGGCTGACATCGCGACGGCTGCGATCCGCTACGTCCTCGACAACAACCGCTGGGAAAGCCTGTCGAGCAAGATCGCCAGCGACGTTGCGAAGGAGGGGCTGGGCGGCTTGGAGCTGGGGCTGGAGAACAGCAAGCAGGGCGACTACGACGTCACGCAGGCGCGGGTGCCGACCGACGCATTCTTCTACGACCCGGTTTCATTCGAGGCGGATTTCACCGACTGCCTGTTCATGGGAACAGCCAAGTGGGTGGACATGGAGATCGCCAAGACGTTCTGCCCGCCCGACAAGTGGGACGAGATCGCCACCACCAACGACAGCGAGGGGACGCGCGACGACGAGAAGCGCACCGTCCGCTGGTACGACAGCAAGCGCAAGCGGGTTCGCCTCGTCGATCACTGGTACTTTAGAAACGGCCAGTGGTGCTGGGCGCTGCACACCAAGTCGCTGGTGCTGATGGAGGGGCTGTCGCCGTTCGTCGATCCCGACGGCAAGCCGATCAGCAAGTTCATCATGTTCTCCGCCAACGTCGATCAGGACGGCGACCGCTACGGGTTCTTCCGCGACATGAAGGACACGCAAGACGAAACCAATCACCGCTACAGCAAGGCACTGCATCTGCTCAACACGCGGCGCATGATCGTCCGGCGCGGCAGCGTTGACGTCAACAAGACGAGGGCGGAGGCGCAAAAGACCGACGGCGTGATCGAGTGGGATGCCGAGAAGCCGGAGTTCGACGACGCCAAGTCGCTGGCCGACATGCAGGGCCAGCTGCGCTTTCTCGAGGACGCCAAGGCCGAGATGGAGAATTTCGGACCCAACCCGGCGCTGATGGGGATGGCGGAGGGCGCGAAGAGTGGACGCGCCATCGCGCTGCTGCAGCAGGCCGGGATCGCCGAGCTGGGGACGTACATCATCGAGTACAAGGATTGGAAGCTGCGGGTCTATCGCGCGGTATTCTGCGCGGCGAAGAAGCACTGGACGATGGAACGGTGGATCAGGGTGACCGATCCCGCCCACGAGACGCAGATGCTGCAGATCAACGGCAACCGCTCCGACCCGACCTACGGCACACCGCAGACCGTCAACTGCATGGCCGCCATCGACGTTGACGTGATCATCGACGAGGGCAGCGACACCGTGAACCAGATGCAGGATGCGTTCGACACGCTGGGCGTTCTGGCCTCGCGCGGCGCAGAGGTGCCGCCGGGATTGCTGATCGAGCTGGCTCCGATC